GACGATATTAAATCAGAAATGGCAGAAGAAAAAGAAGAAGTAACAGAAGAACTAGATTCACAAGTTGCTACAGGTTCAGAACCTAGGGATTTAGAAGCAGAAAAAGACACAGAAGATGTAGTTGAAAAACCTAAATCAAAATCTAAAAAAGATTTATCAGATGAAACTGAAGTACAAGAAGAAGAAAACCTCGAAGAAGAAGAAAAAGACGAAATGAATAAAATAGTTGAGGAAGTTGTGGCAGCAATGACACCAATAATTGACGAAATGAAACAAGAACTTGCTTATGTCAAAGAAGAACTAGGCAAAATGAAAGATGAAGAACTTGCAAAACAAGAAGTGCAAGAAAAATTATCTACTGAACCTGCTACAAAAGCAATTAAACATAATCCAGAAACAAAGGATGATACAAGGCTTAATCTATTAAGCAAGAACAAAAAAGCCAATTCAACAATGGATAGGGTTTTACAACGAATGTCTAATTTTAATAAATAATCTAAATAATGGGAACATTTACTCACATTTCAAACGATGTAGAAAGAAAGTTTGAAGATCAAGAAGTAATCACCGAATCAAAAGCGATTACTGCTGCAGACAGTGGTAAAACGTTTTTAGTAAGCGGAACAGGTTACACAATTACACTACCTGTTTGTACAGCAGGTGTAAATTACAAATTCAAAGTAGTAGCAGCATTTAGTACTGATATGCTAGTTCAAACTGTATCAACAGAAAGGGATACCATTAGTGGTTCCGTAATTGTTGCAGGTGCAGTTGTCGATGCAGATGCAATCGATAGAGTTACTTTTGAGGATGGTGCAGAAAGAATCGGAGATTTCATTGAGTTATCCTCTGATGGTTCTGTGTGGATGTTAAGTGGAAATGGCGCACAGTCATCTTCAATTACTGTAGGCGAACTATAATATTAATATTAAAATAATTTAAAATGGCAACAACAACTTCAATAACCACTACATACGCTGGCGAATTCGCAGGGGAATACATTTCCGCAGCATTATTGAGTGGAACAACTTTGGCTAATGATTTAATTACAATCAAGCCAAACATTAAGTACAAAGAAGTAATGAAAAAAGTCGCTTCAAATGACATCGTTAAAAATGCTAGCTGTGACTTTGATCCTACTTCAAATATTACTTTAACTGAAAGACTTCTACAACCAGAAGAATTTCAAGTAAATCTACAACTTTGCAAAAAAGATTTTATCAATGATTGGGAAGCAATTTCAATGGGATATTCAGCATTTTCTAATATGCCAAGCAAATTTTCTGATTTCTTAATTGCTCACGTATCTGCAAAAGTAGCACAAAAACTAGAAAATAATATCTGGGGTGGTACGAATGCTAACGCAGGGGAATTTGATGGATTTAAAACTACACTTCTAGCTGATGCTGATGTAACTGACGTAGGTGCAGGTGCAGCTGTAGATTCTAGCAATGTAATCGCAAAAATGGGATTGGTAGTCGATGCTATTCCTAGCGCAGTCTACGGTGCAGACGATCTATTTATCTATGTTTCTTCTAATGTATACAGAGCCTATGTGAGAGCATTAGGTGGATTTGCTAGCAACGTTGGTGCAGCAGGTACAGAAGACAAAGGAACACAATGGTTTAATGGTGGTGCCTTGACAATGGACGGAATCAATATTGTTTTAGCGCAAGGATTAGCTGCAAACACTATGGTGGCTGCAGAAAAATCTAATTTGTTTTTCGGCACAGGACTGATGTCTGACCAAAATGAAGTGAAAGTCATTGATATGGCTGACATTGATGGTAGTCAGAATGTAAGGGTTGTAATGCGATTTACAGCAGGAATACAGCACGCTATCGGTAGCGATATTGTTCTTTATTCTTAATAATTAATTAATCAACAAAAGGGGTGGGTGAGCCGATGTGCCTACCTACCCTTTTTTAATACTATAAACTATGGCTTGCTTACTTACAAAAGGACGTGCATTACCGTGTAGAGATTCAGTAGGTGGATTAAAATCTGCTTATCTAGTTTCCTATGGAACGTTAGGTGCATTAACAGTTTCAAGTGGAAAGGTTACTGCAATGGCAGGATCACCCACAGTTATGAAATATGATTTAAAAGGTAATTCGTCACTAGAACAAACAATAACAGGATCAACTGAAAATGGTACTGTGTTCTACGAACAAACTTTAAATCTTACTTTGACAAAACAACAAAAAGAATCACAAGAAGAAATTAAACTTGTGGCTCAAAATAGACCACACATATTTGTTGAAGATTATAATGGCAACTACTTTCTGGTAGGTGCAGTTCACGGTGCGGATTTAAATGCCGGTACAATTTCTAGTGGCGCAGCAATGGGCGATTTAAGTGGATACACACTTACGTTCAGCGCACAGGAAACAATACCTGCATACTTTGTGGATTCAACTGTTGTTACAGGTGCAACACAAGGAACACAACTTACACCATAAGAAATTTTGGTTTGTGTTAAAAGGGGGTAGCAGAAATGTTACCCTTTTTTTTATGCAAAAAATAAAAATCTTGCGTTATATTAGTATGAAAGTTTTAAAAACAACTGCATCAGCACAAACAATAAAAGTAATACCACGTGAATATATTACAAGCGGAACTTTGACTGTGAGAGATGATACAACAAATACTAGCACAAATTATAACATAACAGCAAGTACAGTTGAGGATGATTTAACTTTTAATGTTACATTTAGTCCTGTATTAACAGAAGGATTTTTTTATGATATGACAATTAAAAATTCATCAGCTAAAATAATTTATAAAGACAAAATATTTTGCACAGATCAAACTGTGAATCAAGCAAACAACAATTATTATACAGTTAATAGTGGAGAGTACACAACACAGAATACGTATGATGATGATTATATAACAGTATGAACGTAAAAATAGTACAATTAAGCAATTACAGCACACCAGAAATCATTGAATTAAAAAACAAAGATTACGTTGCGTATGGTGAGGATAATAATTATTTCCAATATTTAATTGACAGACATAATGGTAGTCCTACAAACAATGCTGCTGTAAATGGTATATCGCAATTAATATTTGGTCAAGGATTAGACGCTACGGATTCAAATAAACAACCAGAGCAATATGCTCAAATGAAGGGATTGTTCAATAATGATTGCGTAAGAAAACTAGCACACGATTTAAAATTACTAGGACAATGTTCAATGCAAGTTATCTATTCAAAAGATAGATCAAAGATTGTGCAGATAGAACATTTCCCTGTTGAAACTTTGCGTGCAGAAAAATGTAATGACGATGGTGAAATAGAAGCATATTACTATCATCATAATTGGGAGAAAATTAAGCCACAAGAAAAATTAAAACGCATACCGGCATTCGGTTTCAGTAATGAAGGACTTGAGATATTATACGTCAAGCCATATAGAACAGGATTCTATTATTACTCGCCTGTTGATTATCAAGGTGGCTTACAATATAGTGAACTAGAAGAAGAAGTAGCAAATTATCATTTAAACAATATTATGAATGGACTGGCACCTAGTATGCTAATCAATTTTAATAATGGAACGCCTACTGAAGAAGAAAGGCAAATGATAGAACATAGAATACAAGAAAAATTTAGTGGTACATCAAACGCAGGCAAATTTATATTAGCATTTAACGATAACGAAAATCAAGCTGCATCAATAGAGCCTGTACAATTATCAGATGCGCATAATCAATATCAATTTTTATCTGATGAATCTATGCGTAAAATTATGGTAAGCCATAGGATTGTATCACCGATGCTTTTAGGTATTAAAGATTCTACAGGACTAGGCAACAATGCAGACGAATTAAAAACTGCTAGTAATTTAATGGATAATACAGTTATTAGACCATTTCAAGATTTACTAATAGATGCCTTTGATAAAATATTAGCATTTAATGAAATTAGTTTAAAGTTATATTTTAAAACATTACAGCCATTAGAATTTGCTGATCTAGAAAATGCTGTTACTAAAGAACAAGTCGAAGAAGAAACAGGACAAAAACTAGCATTAGCATCAAAAATTATAGATGGTCGCATTGCGTATGACACAAAAGAAGAAGCAGAATTAGTATCAAAAGAAGTGGGTTGTGGTGGTTATCACACGCACGAACTAGATGGACAGGAATGGTATATGCCTTGCGAATCACACGATTTAAAGGCACCTTGCTACAAAGGATATGAAATGATTGGTTTCAAAATGAAGAACGGAAAAAAAGTTCCTAATTGCGTTCCAATAAAAAACAGCAAACAAGATTTAAAAGATGCTGATGATCCGTGTTGGAAGGGATATGAACAGTATGGTATGAAAACTAAAAATGGTAAAAAAGTTCCTAATTGCATACCAATAGAAACTGCAGAACAAATAAGAATGGCTTTATTAAATTCTTTAGAAGAAAATGGTAGTGATGAAGAAAAGCTGTTTAGTGATGGATGGGAGTTGTTTGATGAACGTGCAGTTGATTATGAAAATGAAGAAACACTAGATGCTTTGTTATCGCTTGCATCAGTAGTACCAAATAAAGCTACAACAAAAAGTTCATTAGATGGTGAAACAAAAGATGGTAAAAAATTTATTGTTAGATATCAATACGCACCACTAGCAGTTAAAAATAATTCTAGAGATTTTTGCAGAAGAATGGTTGCAGCTAAAAAAATATATCGCAAAGAAGATTTAGACAAAAATAGCACAGCAAACGGTGAACTTGCAGCAAGTGGTGAAACATCTTATAACATATTTTTACACAAAGGCGGCGCTAATTGTCATCACTATTGGATTAGAAAAACTTATCTATTTAAAAATGATGTGAAGCCTGATCCGAATAGTCCACTTGCAAAACCTATATACAGAAGTGAAAAACAAAAAGAAGGTATTAAACCGCCTACAAAAAAACAAGAACCTGCAATTGTAGCAAAAAGACCAATAGACACACCTACTAAAGGATATAAAAGAAAAAGATAATGGCAGTAGCACTATTTATAAAACGTAGCGACCTAGTAAAAAACACCATATTAAATGGCAATGTTGATACGGATAAATTTATTGGCTTTATAAAGATTGCGCAGGAAATGCACATACAGAATTATTTAGGCAGTAAATTATATGACAAAATTAGCACAGATATTTTAGGTACAGGTGGCGCTAGTTTAACAGGGGATTATTTGGCATTAGTAAATGATTACATACAACCTATGTTAATTCACTACGCAATGGTAGATTATTTGCCTTTTGCAGCATACGAATTAAAAAATGGTGGTTTATTTAAACACAGATCAGAAAATGCTGAAACACCAAGCAAAGATGAAGTAGATTATTTAGTACAAAGACACAGACATTTTGCAGATTTTTATACTGAAAGGTTTTTGCAATATATGTCGTTTAATGCTTCTTCAAAATTTAGCGAATATTACACAAACAATAATGATGATATGTATCCAGATAAATCAAACAACTTTTTAGGATGGGTTCTATAACTACGTATAAAATTAAAAGCGAAAATCTAACAAAATTAATGTCTTACGTCAAAAAAAAATGCACAAAAGAAAAAAAATAACGTTATTATAAAAGATGGCATTTGGAGATATATATCACGAAAGCTATTTTGGTAGCGTAAACGAAAACAACGGATGGGGTGCAATATATCCATTTGATGCAGATGGGAGTTTTTTTACTGCCGACACGACAAAAGAAACATCAGATGATACATCGTATACTTCCGATGCAACAGAATATTAAATTTTAAACAATGGCTAAACAGACTATAAATATTGGAACAACTGCTAACGATGGCACAGGCGATCAACTTCGTGCAGCTTTCGATAAAGTAAATGATAACTTTACAGAATTGTATACAGATGATGCAGGGGATGTTGGAAGTATAACAGCTACTGCACCGATTGCTAGAGATCAAGCCACAGGTGCTGTAACAATATCTTTAAATGATGCGGGGGTAACCTTTGCTAAAATGCAAAACGTTGCAGCAAATAGCCTTTTAGTTCGTGATGCTAATAGTTCTGGAGTGCTTACAGAAAAAGCGTTAACAGATACTCAAATATTAATTGGCGATGGCACAGGAATGACTGCAGCAACTTTAAGTGGTGATGTAACCCTAGCAAATACAGGCGCAGTTACAATAGCAAATGATGCAGTAGAACAAGCAATGATTGCTGACGATGCTGTTGGCGCAGATCAACTTGCAAGTAACGCAGTTGTCACAGCAAGTATAACTGACAATAATGTTACACACGACAAACTAGAAAATAGATATACTGCATCAGTTACAATTACAGGCACAAGTGGTGCTACTTCCGTAGATTGGTCAGCAGGAACTATTTTTAGGATGCAATCAGCTTGTACCGGTGCCAAAGAATTTGATTTTACCAATTACAAAAAAGGACAAATAATAACAATACATAATCTCACAGGTGCTTATACGCTTACGTTAGATAGTGACGCAGGAACTAGCGAAACATTTAATAAAATTGGTGGTGTAGATTATGACGGAAGCACCACAAATCTTTTACAAATTGAATGTATAGACGATTCAGCCAATGCTGTTTTTAATTATACCATTGCAACTTATACATCTGATCCAACACCATAATTATGAAAGCTAGACAATTTGACGGAAATATAGTAACATATCCACAATTACCAAATTCTTGGAATGGCAAAAGTGGTTATATTTTAAATTTTAGAAATGCATCTGAAACAGTTTTAAAAGCCGAAGGATTTTATGATGTAGTACAGCCTTCTTATAATGCACTAACTCAAAACATTGGTGGTATAGAATGGGATAGTAAGAAAAAAGTGTTTACACGCAAAATAACTGACATTGATTTTTCTGCTACCTATGAAGTAATGGAAGAAAAAGATGGCGAATTAGTTAAAACAGGCGAGGTTAAAAACACTTACGATGTTGATACTAAAAAAACACAACTTATAGAAATCTTAAAAGGTAATGCTAATAGACTTTTATCAAGTACAGATTGGCAAGTAACTAGAAAAGCAGAAAGGGATATTGCTATTGATGATGATGTTAAAACAAAACGTGCAGAAATAATAGCTGAATATGATAAAAAGAAAAAAGAAGTAAATGCTAAAAAGAAATACGAAAGTCTTTTAAGTTATGATACTACTTTCTTTCCTGTAAAACCTGAAAATGGCATTTAACAAAAGATTATTTATAGGCGGTGTGACAGAATGTAATACTGAAACTGTTACAGCTTTTGGTGCTAATGCTGCAAATTCAACTAATTATGCTGTTTATAAATTAGATGGTGATTCTAACGATGTTACAACTAATTATAATGCCACTAATAATGTAAGTTTTAACGGATCAGGTAAATTTGGTTCATCAGCTACATTTAACAATACAAATACTGTTATTGAATTACCATCCACGATAGATGATCCTATGCGTACTGCAGGTGCTTTTACAGTTTCGATTTGGTATAAACACGCTACGCAAACAAATGCTTATGGCGGTAGGATTGTAGGTCTATTAAACAACATTTACAATTTAATTACTGTACACGCATCAAACAATACGATTACAGCTATTGTAAGTAATTCTTCTAATTCTTCATCTTCTGTAACATCATCTGCATTATCTACAGGCACTTGGTATCATATAGTTTGGACAGGTAATTCAACCAATGGAGTTTCTTTATACATAGATAGTGTATTAATAGGAAATACAGCTTGGGATGGTACTTTTTTAAGTTATACAGATACAAATTATAAATACAATCGTTTAGGTTATCAAAATTTATCGATTGCAAGTCTAGTAGGCGAAATTGACCAAGCAAGATTTTTTAATAGAGCAGTAACCTCTACTGAAGTTGCTGAGTTGTATGCTGAAACATCTAGCACAACATCCAACACAAACCTTTTAAACGATGGTGCAGGTGTTGCTTTATACAGTCTTGATTACGATGCTTCCGATACAGGTGGTTTGTACGATGGCACACCTACTGATGTAGACTTTGGGGTAGGTGGTCAAATAAATGCAGCCGCAAGATTTAATGGAAGTAGTAGTGTAATACAATTAGGCACAAATGTTTTTAAATACACAGATGTAACTATTTCGGCTTTTATAAATCCAAACCTATCAGATACAAATGTCAAAACAATTTTTGCAAATACAAGTTATATTAATGGTCAACAATTTCACGGAATTATAATAAGCGTAAGGAATGATGGTAGTTCTGATAAAATATATGTTCAACACTACCCTTCATCAACATCTGTTTATTCAACAGCTTCAATATCGTTAAATACTTTTACTCACATTGCTGTTTCTTATACAGGTTCACAAACAAAAATATACATAAATGGTTCGTTAGATTCTACACATTCAGCTTCATTAAGTTATAGTGGAAGTCAAACGCTTACAGCTTCGCTAGGTGCTTATATTTTACAAAATTATACTGCCGATACTACTTATGATGAATTTAGTGGAACTATAGACCAAGTAAGGGTTTTTTCATCTATACTCGATGGAACTAAAATTAGCACTTTAGCTGCAGAAACAGCGTGTGTTCATACATCTACAACTGACGATATAAATTTTCCTATTACAAATCGTGCATATTTTAAATTGGATAATTCAGCACTAGATGAAAAAGATACACACAATGGCACAGAAAATAATATAGAATACAGGTTTGGTCGCTACAATCAAGCTGCAATATTTAATGGTAGTAATTCTTACATAGATACAAGTTCAACTTTAATTCCTAGCGGTGCTACTGACGACTTTAGCATATCTTATTGGATGAAACCTAATAATCAATTTGGCTATATACTAGCAAGAGGTTTAGTTTCTACTGTTGGCGTATGTTATGGTTTTGGTCATTGGTTTGATCATATAAATAACAGGATTGGTTTAAGCAGATATACAGCAGCATCTTGTAGTAGTTCTGAATATTCACAAACTGATAATAATGTAATTACACAAGGTATTTGGAATCACGTAGCAATAACATTTAATACATCAACTAATGAAATAGAATATTATATTAATGGCAACAAAAAACAAGCAAATTATATAAATGCTAGTTCTGGAGCAGCAGGTAGTGGAAGTTATCCAAGCGGTGCATTAACTTGGAAAACATCTTCACCAACTTATGATGGTGGTGTTTTTAGAATAGGTCAAAGAAATAATGGCGGTTTAAGTAGTGCACTATTTTCAGGCAGTATTGATCAATTTAAAGTTTTTGATTCTGTTTTAACTGCTGCAAATGTAACAAGTCTTTACAACGAAAAACCCGAAACAGATACAAGTAATTTTAAGGCTGTATTGTATAAGGGTACTGCTGCAAATCAATATATTTCTAATGTAGGAATGGACTTAGAAACAAGTGGTGGATTAGTTTGGATAAAAGACAGAACAACAAATTATTCTCACGTTTTAATTGATTCTGTTCGAGGTGTTTCACTTGAGTTAAATAGTAATGATAACAGTGCAGATTATACCGAAACTTCAGGTGTAACTTCATTAGAAAAAAATGGTTTCTTTTTAGGTTCTTTAGAATATAGTTATAATAAAAACAACGATAATTATGTTGGATGGGTGTGGAAAGGTGGAGGTACACCTGTTTCAAATACAAATGGTGCAAACATTACAAGTTCTGTAAGTGCAAATACTGCTGCTGGATTTAGTATTGTTACTTATACAGGAACAGGAAACGGAAATGTTACAAGCGATACAGTAGGACACGGACTTTCACAAACACCCGATATAGTAATTGTAAAATCAAGGACTGCGACTGATAATTGGCAAGTCGAAGCTAATATAGGTGGCACTTTTAAAAGTGGTAGCTTAAATGGAACTGGTTCATTTAGCGTTACTTCAGTTGCTGATCCAACTTCAACAACCTTTAACCCTTATTATTCAAATCTTGCACAAAACTATGTGGCTTATTGTTTCCACAGCGTATCAGGTTATCAAAAGATAGGGAGTTATGCAGGAACAGGTCTTGCTGGGAATGCACAGGATGTAGGATTTAAACCAAGTTTTGTTATAATTAAAAGAACAACAGCTACTGAAAGTTGGTTTATTTTTGATACTAGAAGACCTGATAAAAGATTAGAAGCTGATTCAAGTAAT